GAGGACGCCGAGGACCTGATTTCTGATGCGTATGTTGCCCTGGAGTCGCTCAGTCTACGCAGCAGCTAACGTGCAGGTCAACACGGATGATCCTCACTGCGGCCACCAGTCTCGGACAGTACGTCAGTACGTGAACCCTGACACGACCCTGACGCCTGTCAGTTCCTCCACATGCTGGGTTGCCTCGGTGTGCTGTGACACCAGGTCAGTCCGCTTGTGGTGAGATGTGCAGATCATCGCTTAATTGGAGAACCCTCAAGGATGGCAGTACCTGCTGATATGCACTGGTGATCCCATCCCGGTAGTCCCTGCGGAACTCCCCTCAAAACGCGCTGTAAACGTCCCAGAATCCCTGTAATCCACGGATGGTGCCAATGTACCACCCTGGATTGCGAACAGGCAGGGATGGCTTAGGATCGCGAAAAGTCTATGAACTTCGAAGACAGTCAGCGGCGATCCGACATAGGTATGATCGGGTTTCAGGATAATAACCACTTTAGTTGGACACTGAATTCGAATTAGTGCTACTATTGGGATATGGTCATTACTACTTCACTGCGGATTCCTGACGATCTGCACACTGCTATTGCTGATCTTGCTGAACAGGAGGACCGGTCGTTCAACTGGACGGTTGTTAATCTCCTGCGTGAACGCCTGGAACAGCTGGATAGTGAGGGAGATTTATGTTTCTCACGTTCGTGATGTACACGCTGATTCAGCTTGATGTTGTCATCTTGATTTTGCTCCTGGTTTTCGCTCTCGCGAGCAGGCGTAGTCGGATCTCATGACAACCCTGGTTTTGCGGGTCCGGGACTATGCGAGGCTGCAACCTGCTCGCAGTGATGAGCGTCGTGCAGCTGCTGCTCTGTATGCCGCACTCGCCACCACGAACACCGTGGATGCGGCTGTGCGCAGCCTCAGGACGTTCACTGACAAGCGTACGAGGTTGCGTGCGACCGAACTTATCCCTGAACTGTCCGAGGACGATCTGAGGCGTTCTGAGTAGCGTAGGGGTGAGAAGTGTTCGCTGGCGGTTTCTCCTCTGAGTTTTTGGGAGCGCTCCCGACGTGCATGTCCCTATAGCTGAGACGGGAAGAGCATCGCGTGTTACCTGATGGATTTGCCCGTGGTTAGCCGCATACAAAGTCTCCTCCCTGGTCTTAGACACCCGGTGCACAAGTATCTAAGACTGCACCCGCGCTAGCAACGTGACCGGTGCAATGGACAGTTCGGACCCCTAGTACAAGCGGGACAAGAAGACACTACCCAGACCACGCGACAAATCCAAATGACCTCGACCTTATGAATCTACTCTCAAGTACTTCTGAGAGAGGCGTGTTAACTAGGTGGCGTGCTAATTCTCCTCGTAAACGTTCGAGAACCATCGAACAGCCTGGTTTGTTATCACCGGGCAAATTGCATGAAAACACCTCGTAATCATTGCTATGGCTATACCTTATCCGGTATAATGGACTTAACGGATAATGCCGTTTATATCAGGGTGGGAACAGTGGTTAAAGGCAGCAGCCATAGTGAGGAAACTCGTCGCAAGATGAGTGATTCACATCAGCGCAGGCATGCGATTCGCAGAGCCGAACAGGCGGCAATCAGCGGCAGTCCTATTTTGCACGAGGGGCAGAAGCTGAACGGGAGCGAAGTCTCCCGGATTGAGGGTTTTCTTGCGGGTGCATCCCGGGTGCTGATGGCGGAAGCGGCTCAGGCTAGGACAGTTCTCCCGCGAACCAGCAACGTCCCCAGACTGCTAAGCCATCTGGCGTTGCAGATCGAATCGGGACGTGTAGTCCTTACTGAGCTAATCGGGGGTAAGTAGTGAACATTGTTGAGGTCACTGTCCGGGCGAACAATGACACTAAGGCTGGGCTGGATTCCGCGAAGATCGACTTCAGTAAGGCTGGCAAGGTAATCGGGGATTCCCTTAAAGGCATAGGAGGGGCGTTCGCAGCCTCCGGGTTGCTCGCTGCTGCTATGCCTCTCGGTGCTGCTGGCGTTGCGATGGGTGCGTTCGGGGCAGTCGCAGCTCCCACCCTGTCCAAGGTGGAAAAGGCACTCTCCAGCACAGGTAAGGCAGGTAAGCAGGCATGGGCTAATCTGGACCCTGCGCAGACTGCTATCGCAAAGAATATCCAGGGACTCCAGCGGTCGTTTGACGGGATTGCCAAGGCAGCTGAGCCTCTCGTTACCCAGGTCACTAGTCTTGCTCTTACTCTTGCCCGGGATCTGCTGCCTGCACTGTCCCCGATGGCTAAAGCGGGAGCCACCCTTATCGGGGATTTCCTGAAGCCGATGGATGCGCTTCTCAGGTCGAGCACGTTCAAGAAGTTCTCCGACAGTATTTCTGGATTCGCCACCCAGATCGGACCAATGCTAGGGACATTTCTCACATCCCTGGTGAAGATCATGATGCAGTTGTTTATCCAGCTGATGCCGCAGGGGGTGAAGATCCTCGGGCTGCTGCTTCCCGCATTTTCCCAGATGCTGACTAGTATCATCCCGATTATCGCTCAGCTGGCAAGCTGGGTGGCTGCATCCCTGAAATGGCTGTCTGCTAATAAGCTTCTCATCCCCGCACTGTGGGGAGTCGTGGCAGCCCTGGTTGCCGCGAAACTGGCTATGAGCCCGGTGGCAACTGCGATTGCTGTTCTCGCGCTGCTGATCATCAAGTATCACAAGCAGATCTGGGATGCGGTCGTTAACACCTGGAACGCTATCAAGAACTTCATCGTGTCCATATGGAACAACATCATGTCGTTCGCTAAGCAGTGGTGGCCGCTGCTGCTTGGTCCTGGCGGGCTGATCCTGAAATACCACGCCCAGATTGAGGCTGGCATAAAAACTGCCTGGAACGCGGTTCTCAGTTTCCTCAGGGGCATCTGGAACACGATCAAGAGTGCAGCCAGCACCGCCTGGAACTCGATCTGGGCGAACACGGTTACCAGGGCGAAAAACGGGGTTACCGACGTAGTGAACTGGGTTAAGACCCTACCCGGGAAGATCGTAAGCTCCCTAGGTAACGCGGGTAAAGTCCTGCTCAGCTGGGGTAAAGGCGTAATCAACGGGCTGCTCTCCGGGATGTCGAGCATCATCGGGTCAGTCTGGACGTTCATCAAGGGAATCCCGAAGAAGATTCTCAACTTCCTCGGGATTGCATCGCCACCCAAGTGGTCTATCGAAGCCGGTAAGCACATCATGAACGGGCTGGGGATTGGCATGACCCAAGCCAAAGACGTGATGGGTAAGGCAGTTACGGCTTCGACCAGCCAGTTTTCTGCGGGGAACCTGGTTGCGAGTGTTGGCAGCGGAGTGAACAGGTGGCGTGGTCTTATCTTGCAGGCACTGAAAATGGAGGGACTCCCCAGCAGTCTGGTCGGGATGATTCTTACCCAGATGCAGAGTGAATCCGGGGGTAATCCGAACGCTATTAACCTGTGGGACAGCAACGCTGCGGCAGGGCATCCATCCAAGGGATTGATGCAGGTTATCGGTCCGACGTTCGCTGCTTACCATTGGCCTGGAACTAGCAGCAACATCTATGACCCGCTGGCAAATATCGCGGCTGCTCTGAACTATGCAGCCCACAATAGGGGATTCGGTAGTGGTCCCGGTCAGGTCGGATCTGGTCACGGCTATGCAGCTGGTGGCATTACTTCGCCTGGGTGGGCTTGGGTCGGGGAGCATGGTCGTGAGCTGCTCAAGCTGCCTGGAGGTGCGACTGTGTACCCAGCTGGGCAGTCTGCTCAGATGGCGGCGGGTGGTGCGCAGAAGATCCATGTGACGCTGGAACTGGGTCCGAACTTCCAGAAGCAGACCGGGCTCACCCAGCAGCAGCTCACTGACATCAGGTATGCGGTGCGAACCCATGGTGGCGGTAGCGTCCAACGGGCGTTCGGATTGACTCAGAGATAATCATGGTGGAACAACAGAGACTTTACAACTTGATGGACGCTATAGCACGGGAGGGGACATACTGATGAGTGCGTTCGAGGTCACTCCAGCAGAGGTGAGTATCCCGCTTAGTGTCCGGGATGAGGTCACCGCGATACTGGACGAAACGATGCAGCGGGCGTTCGGATCGATAGGGGTGTGCTGGAACACTACTGCCCACGTGGCAGAGGTGCGGGAATTCCTGACCGAACTGCGATCACGGGTGGCTGCATCGGAGGACGGGACGTTCGTAATTCCTGCTGACATGCTGCATGTGCACACCACGGATAAGGGTACTAACGACGCTCGCACTATCGGGCGAAATCTGCTGTTCCTGACCGCACAGAGGACCCGCGACGATGGAGTCCGGTGGAGCAGAGAGGCAAAGCAGGCTGCTCGTTCGCTGGTGGTTGCCTACGACCAGGCGATTACGTGGTACAGGCTCCCGAAGACTGCGACGGGTCTATCGATGCTGCCTGGCTCTGTGGAGATGGGTGACGTAATGGAGATGGCGGCATGAGTAGCACAGAGATAGATGCGACTGGGGCTGAGGACCCGAGAATTCCCCAGCGGCAGAGGCTGACTCCTGCTGACCGGGTGTGGCTGAAACGGGAGCTTGCCACCGGGGTTCAGAAGTCGAAACTGGCACGCAAATACGATGTCTCACATCAGTACATCACGCAGTTCGCCAAACGGTACGAGCGGGAGATCGCGGAGATCCGGGAGAATCTGGACGACAAGTTCGCTGGCTTCTGGATCGCGAATCTGGCAGCCCGGCTGGAGTTCTACGAGAACGAGGTGGAGATGAGCCTCAACTCGAAGTACGCGACCAGCCCGGAGCAGTCGATTGCCCGTCAGCGTGCGGTTCGTGCTGGCGTGGAGGAGCTGGGGCAACTCCCCAGCAGGCAGACTATTACAGTCATCCCGGTTGTCCACGTCATAGAGGGGATTAACATCGATGACCTATAACAAGGAGACAACCGGAAACCCTGCGGCAATCTGGCTGTTTAACGCCTTGAAACAGAGGCGAGATGCCGTGAAGAAGATGGAGCAGCAGGACAGGATTCACGCTGAGAGTGTGCGAATCGTGTACGAGGCATCGCGGCTCAAGTCGAAATACCCGATACTTGATCTGGAGAGGTGGATATGACCAGGCGTGAGCGCATGCAATCAGTCCAGGACGCGCTTGACCGTTCTTTGGCACGTCCTGATGCTGGTGAACTGGAGCAGATTAATCTGCGTATTGGATTGCTCGGGCTTGCCCATGACATTGTTGAGGGTGGCGCGTGGCCTGATGACGATCCCGGAACGGTGGAAGAACTGGCGGTAGAACGTCTGAAGAAGTAATTGTTGCGGGGTCGTCTAACGGGAGGATGCCAGCCTCATAAGCTGGGTGATCTGGGTCCGAATCCCAGCCCCGCCACCAATCCCGAAATGGATTCTGCCGCACTCGAAAACTGGTGCAAATTATTGCCCTGAGTAGGGTGTTTTACTTGCATGCCTGAATCCAGGTGTGTATAATTGGAGTGAGGGTTAAATTGGAGGACAAATGACCAACCTGGACGACGCCAAGGCGAAATTCACCGTGGTGAAAATGAACAGGGCGCGCTTCTCCCGTTGGCATGACGGTGAGCGCGATCCTGGACTCGACCATGAATTCGCAGTCGCCAGATTCGAATACTACGTCCTCAAGGCAGCGCAGGACCTGCCATCCCTGACCAGCGCAGAACGTGACAATCTCAGCAGAGTCTTTACCTCAATCCTGACGTAAGCCTCCAGCTCAGGGTGACTTTGCGCACCACCCTGAGCTGGATTACAACTAAATACCACATGACAAACGCCATCACACTGGCACAACACCCAATTAGGAGTGTGTGGAAAATACTCCACAAAGACCAGCGAACCACCATCACACGGTTCCCCCCACCAAATGCCCCGCATGCGGGAAGTCGTTCGGAAGACTAGTACAACAGGCTGCACAAGCAGCAGCACTGTTCCACTCACTGGGTGACAGCGCTACCGATGCCGAGATTATCGCCGGTACCCTCATCCAGCTCACTGTCGCAGTAAACGCCCTCACCCGCGCCATCAAGGGAGCGGGTGAGACCAGTGAGTAACCACGAGCAGAATCCAATGCTTGATGCCGCGCTGGAATATGTGGCACCGGGGCGAGAGTGGAAGATCTTCCCCTGCATATCGGGCACCAAGCGTCCAGCCACCCCTCACGGGCTCCAGGACGCGACCACAGACCCGGAGATCATCCGCAGGTGGTTCCGCAACGGGAGATGCAACATCGCGGTAGCCACAGGAACAGGGTCAATCGACGTAGTGGACATTGATGTTCACCCCGACAAGAACGGTTTTGCTGCACTGCGGAGGATCGCAGCGGCAGGGCTAGTCAAGGACTCTAAGGCTGTCGTCAGAACCCCCAGTGGCGGTGCGCATCTCTACTTCCGAGGCACCCAGCAGCGGAACGGGAGACTCTATGACCACGATATCGACTTCCGTGGTGATGGAGGATACGTCCTGCTGCCACCAAGCACGGTCAACGGGAACTCTTACCGCTTCGAGGAGCAGAACTGGGATAGGGACGCAGAGGTGGACTGGGACCGCATTAAGTGGTTCCTAACCCCGCCAAAGCCGGTCTATCCCGAGTGGGATGGCGGCAGGAGAAGTCTACAGGCACTCGTGAACTTCACAGCCACCCAGATGGAGGGGAACCGGAATAGCGGAACCCACTGGGCAATGTGCCGCGCAGCAGAGGCAAGAGAGAGTCTTGAGCCACTAATCCAGGCGGCAATCAGCAATGGTCTTAGCGAACATGAGGTGCGTGCTACTGCCCGCTCCGCACAGAGGGCGAGGTAGTCATGTCCGAGAACAATCTGATCGCTCTTCCAGACCTCCAGCAGTCAAAGCCGGAGGAGGAAGTCCAGCGGGATAAGTACGGCAGGGACGCTGAGACCATCCAGGCGGATGCTGAGTTCACCTATTACAACAAGGTTATCGGGGAGCGCAGAGCGCAGGAGCGGATCGCCGCCGAGGAGTTTGCTGCACTTGCAGTGGACGAGACCGATGGTAACCGCGACCTGAAAAACCCCGATGGAACCGTCAACTGGGAGGCTGCGTTCGAGGCTGCACCCACAGAGATTCAGTGGCTATGTGCCAACTTCCTTGAAGCCTCAATGGCTCACAGCCTATGGGGTGTCCCGGGTTCGGGTAAGTCGCTCTTTACCCTGGAGACCATTGTTCACCATGTTCTGCGGGGTGATCGGCATGTGACCTACATCGACAGCGAGAACGAGTTGACCCGTATTGTCGTGGACAGGCTTAAAGGGTTCGGAGTCAAACCACAGGATCTTGCGAACCTGCACTTCTACTCCTATGACACCCTACCTCCACTGGACACACCAGCGGGTGGCAAGGAAGTGCTGCGGAGAGCTATACAGGACAAGTCGTCGCTTGTGGTTATAGACACTACTAGCAGGTTCATCGAGGGTGACGAAGACAAGGCGAATACGTTCCTCCGGTTCTACATGTACACCCTACTACCACTCAAGCGTGCAGGAGTTGCAAGCCTCAGATTGGATCACCCGGGCAAGGATGCCTCTCGGGGAGCACGAGGGAGCAGCGCCAAGTTCGGGGACATTGATTACGAGTTTGAGTTGAGCGGGGTTAATACACAGGGGACTAAGCGGTTCCGCAACCTTAAGTGCACTAAGTCTCGTGCAGGGAATATTCCTGACAAGTCTGTTAATCAGCTTGAGGAGATCGGAGAGACTATTGATGGGAAGTTCCGCCTGGAACGTCATGCATGGTCAACACCCAAGGTCTCCGCTAGCGGACCTATAGTGCCAGCCAAGATCGTGGAGAACTCGAAGTACCTTGCGCAGTATATCGAGGATCATGGCATCAAGGTGAAGATCGGAGAGGGCCTGCTGTATAAGCACCTTGAAGAGCATGAGAACCCGAAGAACCTGACTCTCGCTGAGGTTCGTGAAGCCAATGCACACCGCAAGTCCCTGCTCAATGTAGCTCAAAACTCAATAACCGAAGACGAAGACTAGTGGGCAAAACTCAATGTGGTTCTCAATCAAACTCAATCCGCTAACCCTGTTTATGCAGGTCACCAGGGGTTTGAGAAATGATTGAGAACCCATTGAGCCACTATCCGCAATCTCAAACCTCAACACACACTCTTAGTGTGTTGAGGTATTGAGAAGTGATTGGGAGCTTGAATTGAAGACCAGGACCACAACTAAGCTGCACATAAGGAAAACATCATGACCATCACGCCAATCGAGACCCGCTATGCAGGGTGCAAGTTCCGCAGCCGCCTGGAAGCAAGATGGGCTGTGTTCTTCGACAAACTGAATATCGCATGGGAATACGAGCCACAGGGCTTCCTGGTGAACAATACCCCTTATCTGCCTGACTTCCTGCTCCCTGCACTCCAGACCTGGATTGAGGTCAAGGGCGCAGAAACCGAACTTGACCATAACCTGATGATGGAAGCACCGGCATGGCTCCCCCGTAAGAGATCTGGAGATGGAGCCGAACTCATTATCCTGGGTCCTATTCCTGAACCGGGGTCCTGGGCGTGGCTTAGTGTTACCAACGACACGAAGCTGGTCGGTGAACCATATGTTGGCTCTTCTCTGCGGGAATTCAGTAGTAAAGGTGGGCTCCGCTACGTGGATACGAACGGTTCCACTCCGGTCGATGACGTGAACAACGGGGACGAGCACCCTGGAACATTGTGGCTCACTCCCTGTGCTGGTGACGAGAGTATACATACAGGATGGCTTCACTCAATGTCTGAGATTGAGCAGGCAAGGTTTAAGCTAGCCAATCCGAAACTCCCTGCACAGTGGCGTGCATATGAGTCTGCACGTTCAGCGAGATTCGAGCACGGGCAGACATCATGACCATCACAGAGGATTCAAGCGCGATAAGTTGCCAGCTCGTATTGCGCAGAAGCAACCTCAAATCCCCGCAGTAAGGAGAACATAATGAGCAAACACTATCGCTGCGATAGGTGTAATACAGAGTTTGAGACCGAAGAACTGTACAGGGTTCGCGTCGAGGGTAATGGTGAGCAATCCAAACATCACCTGTGTGAAGATTGCGGTCAGCAGCTTGACTACTGGATTGGCTACACCAAGAAGCCGTTCGTCATAAGGACATCCGAGGATCGGTGGCTCTCTGTCGAAGCAGACGTGATCGCAATCCTTAATGCACACCCAGGTGATCACCCTGTACGTGTTCACTTGAGCAGCCTGCTGGGCGGTCACGTGCTATACCTCCCGAACAACAGGGTCACGCCTGATGCAGCACTCACTATGGAGCTAAACAAGGTAATGGGGCCACTGCTCGTCGGCAAACAGGATGGCAGCCAGTCAATCATCCACGACAATAAGGAGAAGTAAAATGACCACCAGCAAGGGAACTTGTGTTCACGAATTCAAAGCTAGAACCTGCACTCATGAGGGAGCGACAGGTAATGTTCAATGGTCGCGTGGACTGGTCTGCGGGATACTCACCTGCAAAAACTGCTGCTCCATGTATCCACTAGGACTAGAAGACTCATGTCCTCAAGGTAAGTGGTGGCAAGAGTGTGACTGTCCAGGTGTCTCGGAGATAGAACTGCTGTGGCAGCTGTCCGATATGAAGAACTGCACAACACAATGCCTGTATGCGATGGGAGACAAGGCAACCTGCTGCTGCACCTGCTCAGGTGAGCTGCATGGAGCCGCGAAAACGGCACGAGTGGAACACGTCTTCAAGAGTTACGGACAGGGGAATTGATCATGATCACCGAGGACCAGTTTATCCAGGCACTGCGAGATCATGGTTGTCGTCCGCGAAGAGTGTCAACAGGCAGGTGGATTGCGATCTGTCCCTGCTGCAATCTGCTCAACCTGACGATAGGCGGAACCAGCCCGGTAACTAAGGAAGAGCGGGACGAGTGGTTTGATGCGCAGGCAGGCGGAAAATGAGCAGTAAATGGGTGCGAGTGGACCGCAGGTACAACAACCCGTTCAGGCTGACTCGATACGCCCGGAGGAGTGTTGCCAAGTGGTTTCTGATCATCACCGCGTGGATACTCATCTCCAGCGCCACGAACGTCCCTGTCAGCCTGTTCCTGCTGTTCGGGATCATCGGGTGGCTGGGGGTCCGAACTGTCCGCATAAGGCGTCTCAGGCAGATTCCACGGGTCTCTGTCCCGGTAGGCGAGCGGAACAGTAGGCATATCCCGCAGGATGTGAAGATAGCGGTCAGTGTTCGTGATGGGGGACGGTGCAGGAACTGCGATTCTGTGGATGACCTCCACTATGACCACGTAATCCCGTGGTCGCGAGGTGGAGTGAACACAGTCAGCAATATCCAGCTGCTATGCGGGAGGTGCAACCGTGCAAAAGGTGCACTCATGCCGCAGGGTGACCAGTCATGGGCTGCGTAACACAGTTCCATGTCCGCAACGCAAAGCACTGAGCGTCACATAAAAGCTGGGTTAAATGTGACGCTCAGTGCTCGAAACTGATTGGCTTTACAAACTGAACACGGTTATGGTGCTGGCTCCGGTCCGCAGACGGAAGTGGCGTCATACTGCCCGCTTGAGTAAGCCTTATCCACGCAGTCAGACCACTTCTGATACGGGGATTTGTAGGTAACGACCGCGATGATGATGATGATCAGGATAACTGCCGCGATCACCCCGAAGACTGCACCGAATCCCATCTTGAATCCCGAGTGAACAGGCTGGGTCACTGTTCCCCTCCCCGTGTCCGCGCCAGAACGTCCCTCGCCGCGTCAACTACTGCTCCCGCGATAACAGGATCAGGGTTACCTGCGAGGTGGACGAGGATCGCGATCCGTTCAATCTCATCCATGGATGCGATATCGATTGGGGTCATCCTGATGGGCTGGATGTCGAGTTCCATACGTCTCCCGAGGGACTGAGGGACACCCCCGTCCTGGACCGCCCGGACGGGGGTGGCTCCTGCGTCTCCCTCAGTAGCGCAGGTGCATGTTCACCCTACCTAGGTGTACCTGGGTATGCCTAGCCCCAGGCTGTGAAACCCTGACCTGGGCAGTTAACGTCGGACTGTGATCGACCACGACTCAGACGTACCCGTGTACGTCCAGCTTGCGAGTCTTCTTCGCGAACAGATCCGTCGTGGTGAACTCCAGCCCCGCCGTCCGCTTCCCTCCATACGAACTCTTCAGCAGACCTACGGGGTATCCGATGGAACTGTTAAGCACGCGGTGCAGCTGTTGAGAGATGAGAACCTAGTGCACACCGTGTCAGGTAAAGGCGTGTTCGTGCTGCCTCAAGAGTTACCTTGATCCCAGTCTGTGCTTAGATCGTCTGTTCGAGGAAACATACGTGAGGGGTTTTTTCTCAGGAACACGAGGTTGCTTGACGGGGCTTCGCCATCGAATTGTCTATCCTGCGGAATCTTTAGCAAGACTAAAGGAACCTGTATTCGATTTTTAGAACCGGATTCTAGTATTCACTAAACATTTCAGCCTTTTACCTCCACGTTCCCCATCGTTTTATCCAGGATGTTCCGCGCCCGGTCAAACGAAACCGGGATGAAATGCGAGTACACGGAAAACGTCATCTCGATTGAACGATGCCCCAGCCACCGGGACACATCCGTGATCGGAACACCATGCCCCAGCAGATCCGATGCCCACATGTGCCTGAGCCAGTGACACGTGAACTTCCCTGGAAGACCAGCAGCATCCCTCCCTGCCCTGACCTGCTTGTACACGTAGGCTGTCCAGATCGCGGGGAACAGGAACCCGTCCTCGTCCACCGGGGCTTCCTGGATCATCCTCCACAGGACAGCAGGTACCGGGATATCCCTGTAATCCCCGTCTTTACGGGACTTCAGCGGTCCCAGTTCCCCGTTTGAGAGTCGCTGACGTGACAACCGCAGAACAGTTCCATCCTCGCGGAAATCCCCGATGTTCAATCCCAGACTCTCCCCGATCCTGAGTCCTGCGAGTCTCCCCGTCCAGACGAGAAGCCCGAGGTTTCCCAGTTCTCCAGCGAACGTTTCGAGTTGTTTCGCGGTCGCGTACTCAAACACTGCTCGTTCTGACTTCTGTTCGATCCTCACCCCGCCCAGCCGGTGAGATGGTATCCGCCCGGCTCTCACAGCCTCGTTGCAGGCACCGACGATGATGGTCCTTACCCGAACCCGGTAGGACTCTGGAACCCCGTCTATGAGCCTCTGAACGCGTTCACGGTCCTCTGCCACCTGGACCAGGGTCAACCCCTCCAGGTCCGTCCTGATGCGTCTCAGCGCTACCTGGTATGCCCTGCGGGTGTTGTCACGTCTCGGAGTGGCGATCCACCCCTCCACGTACTCTGTGAACAGGGTCTTGCCCTTGGTGGTGAACGTCTCCTCACCAGCCCGCTTGTCCCTCCATACCTGAGCCTGACGGTCCTGTGCCAGCTTCTTCGTGGAGAACGTCTCCTCGTGCTGACCTTTGTCCCACCACCGGAACGTCCACCCGTGCTGACAGCTAGCCTGGTTCCGGCAGGTGCACTTCTTGAGGATGGTTCCGCTGCCTCGCATACTGTTCTCCCTGATGCGACCCTGACCCCCAGCTGTCTGGGAGTCGCGTGACCAGGGCAGAGGACGCCGAGGACCTGATTTCTGATGCGTATGTTGCCCTGGAGTCGCTCAGTCTACGCAGCAGCTAACGTGCAGGTCAACACGGATGATCCTCACTGCGGCCACCAGTCTCGGACAGTACG